GAGAAGGAATAGAATAGGCAACTATAGCTACGCAAAGACCCTCAATTATATACTTAATAAAACGCTTAAAAAGCTCACTAAAATCCAGTGTTCCGTACATATTATAAATATAATGTAGAAAAAAATATTATAGTTTTGTTATATTTATTATTATGTTATATAACTAATATTGCTAAATATAATCAGTATATAACTTTATATATTATAGTTGTAACTAATGATTAAATGATTAAATGATTAAATGATTAAATGATTAAATGATTAAATGATTAAATGATTAAATGATTAAATGATTAAATAATAGTTATGCAAAATAACTTAAAATAATAAAATAATTATATATATAATATTAGTAAAAAATGTCATTCGCGAATAAACTACCAGAGGGTGTTACTCCTAAATATTTACCAGATGGAAATGAAAATCCCAGATATGTTGACTTGCTTGAGGAAGATAAACCGATTGCAGGACAAAAGTTCGTGTGTTTGTCATTTGTATCTCCAGAAAAAATTATAAAACAAAAAGAGGAATTTTTGTATGAGGAATTTATAAAACAATGGGACTTTAAGAAGTCAATGGAGAAGTTTACACAATTTATAAACTTTATTGCATTCAAGTATCCTTCTCTTTCATTTGATAAACTCATGGCGGATTTTAATGACTTTACCAAGGAAGAGGGTGATTCTCTTAAACTTGCCTCATCCATTAGCGACGACTATAAAACATTCATCGACAATAACGAAGAACAACTTGACCAGAAATTTGGCGAGTTGCATCAGTTTCAGACATCAACAAGGGGTATCAAAGTTCGCGGTGTTTTTCCTACCCAAGGAGAAGCAGAGCTACGCTGCAAATTGTTGCGCGAGGTTGACTCAAATCACGATATCTACGTTGGGCAAGTGGGTATGTGGGTGCCATTTCATCCCGATGCTTATAAGACTGGGCGCGTAGAGTATATGGAGGAAACACTAAATCAGTTGATGGCGGATAAGAAGAAGAATGAGGACATGGCCAAGCATGATTTTGAGAAACGTGTGAAGGAGGCAAAACAAAAAGCAATTGAAGAGAACATGAAGAACGCAGAAGAGTCAGGTAATAAACTTACACAAACAATTAATGCCGAGGGAGAGCTTGTTGGTGTTGCAAATGTTGGACACTTTGATGGTTTAGATGAGGATGCAACGATTGATGATATTAAGAAGAACATGTTTGATGCAGAGAATGTAGTAGTTGACAAAAACGGAGACCATGGTCTTTCAAAACTTACGCATTATGATCCGTCATTGATGTCAATGGATGGGAGTGAAAATGCTAAGTAGATGCATATCATATTATATCATATCATAGCATAGCATATCATAGCATAGCATAGCATAACATAAATATAAATATTTTTAGTGTATAGTAGTATATTTTATCTGTTATTTTTACAGATAACATATTCTTGTATATAATATTTTAAAAATTTCAATAATTTTTAATATTGGTTTTTTAATATTGGTTTTTTAATATTGGTTTTATATATATTATATTTACATATTAGGAACATAACAGAATATAAAATAATATAGTATAATGACTAAGTTGAAATCGATAACAAAATTTAATATTTTCGGTATATCAAAAAATAAAACATTTAAAAACAACACGGCATTAAAAATACTTTCTATATTATTTCTTACCGCATTGTCAATAGTTATACTTTATGCATTATATCATGGCATAAGAAATGTAACATATATATATCGTTTAAAACATGATTTTTATAAGCTGAAAGACATGGGAATTGAAATACAAAATTTTAATATTTTATATAGTAGTGAATTAAAAAGAAAATGGCCTACAAATCCTGTGAAAGTAAGAAGTAAAAAAAAAACAGAATTTAAAAATAAAAATGCGATTGGAATGATTAGCGATAAATATGTTGTTTTGGACTTTGATACGAAAGACCATTTACCACAGGCTGATTTCATATTAGACATGATTCCAAAAGATACTGCTTGTGAAAAAACACCCAACGGATATCATTATTATTTTGAAAATGATACTGGAAAAATAGTAAAAACCAGAATTCAAGTAATTATTAATGATATAAAATATGCCCTCGATGTGTTAGGAAATGATAGCTTAGTCTTTATGTCTCCTACGTGTATAAATGGTAAAGACTATTACTGGATTAATAGTATTTTTACTCATAAGCCTGCAAAACTATCGGAAAATATGTGGATTTTTGATATCATAAAAGATACAAAACCATTTTATAGAATGTTTGATAGCGTGGATATAAAGTTAAACATATCAGATGCGCTTATTATAGCCGACAATATTTATATTGAATCACAGATACGTTTTATTTTGGGGAATAAAAAACAACATTCTAAAAAAATGAAATACTTGAATGGATATATATACGTTTTCGATGATAACTATTATTTTCTAACAAATTCATCATTTAAGAAAATAAAAAATAAAACATACCTGTTAAATAAAATGCGCGAGTTGGTTGTGCAAATCAATCCATCTTGTATAGTTGATTTGTCGGTGATGGATAGTAACTATTATAAACCAAATAGCATTCTTCAAATATCATCTGCAATAATTGATAATAGTTATAAAAATTATAAAAATATAACTATAAATCAAATAAATAACTATGTTGAAATTGATAAAAGTGTTACAAATAAAACTAAGTATATGATTCAGGATACGATTACGATTACAAATCAAGATACAAAATCAACAATATCAGATGATGAAAATAGCAAACCTAGAATATTAACTGGTAGCGAAAGTATATATATTTCTTTGCTTCTTTCTTCTGAATTTAATATACCAAATACAACACTTGGTATAATAGAAGAAAAAGATACGGATGATCTTAGAAGCACATCAATTGCAACCTCTGATAAAATTTTTCATTCTTTTGTAGCTTTATTTTAGATAGGTGCATGCGCGTGCGTGTGTGTGTGTGTATATCACCACTTATTTTTTTTCACTTGAATCTTCGGCCCTTGGCCTTTGCGTTTAATACTTGATGGGTCATATTGTTCCTCTTCTTCATCAGAATGAATATCTTTCGACATTTCCCAGAACTCTTTTGCGCCCAATTTAAATGGACCATGTTGTTGTGCCTTATACCAGAATATCTGGTCATGTAGTTTATTAGACTTTGCATTGTTATTTATTACCAAACATTCAAAGTTTTCCGTGCACTGGTCCATTACTTGACAAAAACTTTCAAATGTTGGAAACATACCCGCGTAGTTTTCATATATTCTTTTACGATTTCCAATATAGGGTTCGCGTAGAATAAAAACATAGTCAATGTTGGTTCTTAAATTTGGCGGAATACCGAGGGGATACTGCATCGTAATTACAAGCATAATTTTCCAGTGACGTCCATTCATAAAGAGAAGACGCATCATAACATCTTTTGTCCATTTATTATCGAAGAGACAATCATCTAAAACGACGAATGTTCGTGGGTCAATCGTGCTCCGCTTATATGTCTCAATCTCTTTTTTCATTTGTTTTAAAACTGCTTTTTGTCGTTTTAAAATATTCTCAATAATTGCGGTATTGTATGCATCGTGTATGAAAAGCTTTGGCACATGTTCACCGAAGAATCCGTTACCTGCTTCTGTCCCTGATATAACAGTACCAATAGGAATATCTTGGTGGTAATACATCAAATCTTTTACTAAAAAACTTTTACCTGTATCACGGCGACCAATAAGAACGATAACCGGGCCTTTATTTTCGTCAGGTCTAAAACTAATCGATCTCATATCAAACTTTGCTAATTCTAATCCAACACTCATTTCTATATTATATTATATTTTGTTCTATGTATTTTTGATTGTTATTGTGATTGTGTTGTAACTATATATTATAGTAGAAATTAAAAAATATAAAATATATAACGCAATAAATGGCCAAACAGCAAAACAGCAAAACAGCCAAATGACCAAATAGTTATTATTAGTTTAAAATGTAATAAAATTATGTATTTAATTTATTAAATAATAGAAGATGAATATTGATATTGAAGGAAAAGAAGCCGTAACCGGAAATGGAAATGGAAATGGAAATGTAAGTGCAACTACAACTACAACTACAACTACAACTACAACTACAACAGATGAGTTTTTTGCACTATACTATAGAAAAATAGACAATGAGAATTTTTTTAATTCTTTAGAAACATCCCAAATTAAATTGAGAAATATTACAAATTACATACCTATATACGAAAGTTATTTTAATATGAATGAAACAAACTATAATTCTTTTAATTTAAACCAGCGGTATTATGTATCATGTCTTTCAGGTATAGTCGATAGAAATAATATTCAAGCAGAAGTTATAGACACATTCAAAACTAAAGATGATACACTTATGATCGAACATAAACCAATATATATAAAATTCTCTCCTTTACTTGATCCACTAAAATACCTGTCAGGTAAATACGCAACAGCAGATGTAGACACCAATGGAAGTGCTAGTGAAAGCAATGATGTAATAAATATTCCAAAACTATCCAAAATTCTTCCTTTATCAGGTCTTCCAAAAGTAAATGACAAAAACAATTCATCTTATGTTGATAGTTTTTTTTCTTATTTATCCAGTCAGCTTCTAAATCATCATCATTTTATTCATGGGCTTGATTTTTATGGTTCTTTTAATGGTATTAAATCAGATTTTTATTACAATGTTATAGATGATATTGACTATTTAGATAAAAATCCATTTTTTATAAAAAATAAAGACGCCCTATTTGCAATTGAAGATGAAGATTATTACTATGGTGACAATAGTAATGGTATTGGTGGTGGTGGTGGTGATAGTGATAATGATTGCATTAGTTTAGACTCAATGGGAAAAGTAAAACCTAGAAATAACACACGAAATAGGCGTTCTAAAATAAAAATAGTAAGTGACAATGGTTATGAAGGTGCAGAAGGGAGAGACGATATGTCTGATAATCAGTATATTATTCATGATGATTTTACCAATATAAACAATGAACTAAATGCTGTTTTTAATACTATCACAACCACAACCACAACCATACATACAAATATATGCGACTCTGCATGCCTAAACGATTTAAATTTAGATTCGATGATGATGCTGAATGACCTTGGTGAGAATAATAATAACAATGCTATTGCCGATTCAAATATTCATTTAAAGGCTTATTATAGTGGTAGCGATACTGACAGCGATACTGATAGTAACGTCATTGGGGATGGAGATAAATATGTAGATCATAATGGTGGTAGGAATGGTAAAGAGAATAATGGTGTAGTAGATGATAGTACAGATGAAGATTCTTGTTCATCACGTTCTTCTTATACATCGTGTAGCGATAGTGATGTAGATGATATTATAGAGAAAGGAGAGAAAGGTAATAAAAAAGAAAATAACCACAATAAGAATAAGAATATCAAAGAAACTTATTACAAAAATGAAGAAAAATATGAAGAAAATGAACATGAGGATGAGG